ATAATTGTTTTAATAATTGAATTCTGTCAGGTGCTCTTTTTTGTGCTAAATAGTAAGCAAGACCTGAACACATGCAAGGTAAAAATCTATAAGCAACATCTGCTTGATTTGTATACACACCCGCATCTTCAATTCTGTTAATTGTATAAAATTTTAATGTTGTATAAGTTGTTGCATCAGGAGCCAAATATAAATTTATTGTAGGAGTTATCTGCCTATCTACAAAATATTGCGAAGGTTGTCCTGTTTGTAATTT